CCGCTGCCAGTAAATCCTGTGCCACTTATGGTCAAAGTGCCTGCTTTCGGGGCGTAGAAGCAAAGCTTTGTTCCATAGAGTGCAGGTTGAGGTGCATTAGCAGCGGCTGTGTAGGTCTGGAAGGTCATTTCATTGTCTATGTTGATCTCATAGTCATTTGCCACATTGGTTAAGCCAACAGCAAAGCCATAGGTGGCTGTGTATAATGTGGAAAACGATGGGATCTGACTCGTCCAGACAGGGTGGATTGGTGATGGCACGAGCATTACATATGAGTTGTTAGAAGGATCAGCTGAAGCTGGTTGATGAATAAATGATCCATCTTGATACAGCTTGAAGACAGCTGTTTGCCAACATCCACCTTGCTGTGGAAAACGTGTTGCTGGTGACTCTCGCGGAAGAGTAATAATCTGAGCGAGGCGGGAAAACCGCCCCGGTCCGAGAGTTGCAACATGCTTTCTGGCTACGGTGGTCAGTGGCAGAATTGTCTGTCGAATTGCACGCGATTTTCGCCGATTTGGTTGGTATCGTGGTCGGCGACGTGGTTGGCGTCCTTTTCGTTTTTGCATGACAGGTGGACGTTGTACGCGTTTTGCCATTAATTCTAAGGTTGATACACACTCAGGTTAAAGGTTAGAGGAGAGAAGAAATTGGTTAGGACTCTTCGGCATAAAGCCGATGGATGATTGGCAAGGATATGTTGACGAGCACATTGTTGGTGTGCTTCAAAGTCAACCTGAACACGTCAAGTTCAGCCTTGCTCACTGCATAGTCCTGGCAGAACTCCAAATCCGCTCGTTCATTGGGGATCCCTGTCTCTCCTCGTGTCACATCTTGTATTCGTCATCGGGATCCAGATCCCCTTGATGTTTATCAAGGTCAATAGCTGGGCCTTTGGTTTTATCCAAATACCATTGTGCAATGTCACCAAGAATCGGGACATGTAAGGCCACGGCTGTGATCTGACGGGAGATTCCTCGGCCCCATGAAATTGGATGGTGGTCCTTATCGATCATCCAATACATGCCTCGCAGCCTCCTGGCTGGCTCCGGGGCCCAAATATATTCTTTCCCGCCCCAAACAGGTCTCATTCCGAGAAACGTCGCCATTCTCCATCTGTGCGCCGGCATCATTGCGGCTTTGACACCAAATCCAAACTGTGCCCATGCGGCTTCATAACGCTGCAAAAACCCAGGCGACATCACATCAACACCCATAACATTGGGTGGCATCCTTGTGATCCCATCGTCGCCTGCTGCGGCTGTGAAAATATAGCCAAGAACTGCATGCACAGCCTCAATGAATTGGTCATTGGTGAAATAAGTGGTGTCAACG